ACTGGACGCTCAATCCCTTCCATATGATGGGTGTAGCAGGTATCCTGGGTGGTGCATTGCTTTCAGCAATTCACGGTGTTACAGTAGAGAATACTCTTTATGAAGATGGCGATCAAGCAAATACTTTCAAGGCATTTGACTCAACTCAAGAAGAAGAAACCTATTCTATGGTTACAGCGAACCGTTTCTGGTCTCAGATCTTTGGTATTGCGTTTAGCAATAAGAGGTGGTTGCATTTCTTTATGCTGTTTGTTCCTGTTATGGGTCTCTGGACATCTTCCATCGGTATTATTGGTCTTGCTCTCAATCTTAGGGCTTACGATTTCGTTTCCCAAGAAATCAGAGCATCAGAAGACCCAGAGTTCGAGACGTTCTACACCAAGAACATTCTCTTGAATGAAGGTCTTCGTGCCTGGATGGCTCCAGTAGATCAACCACATGAGAACTTCGTGTTCCCAGAGGAAGTCCTTCCTAGAGGTAATGCCCTGTGAACAACTTTGAAGTATTTTTTTACTTCCTTTGCTTTGGAATTATTGCAGGTGCTTCATTTGCGATGATGTGGGGTAACATTCAGTCCATTAACGAGGACATGAATAAACCCAAACCACGTCATCCAGAAGCACCTGCTCCTGGTGATGAAGTCATGTATGTCGATCTAACAAAAGAAAAACTTGAAGACTTATATAAAAAAGATATATAATTGAGGTTGCTAAAACAAAATGTTAAGAGACAGAATTTTAGACGCATTATACTTAGATGCTCAAGGTAATATTGCTAAAGCAAAAGCAAATGTAGAAGTATATCTACAACAACCAGTAGGTATTGGTGAACATCCTGATGTTCTTGGTGCTATTCAGGAGCAGGTTGATATTATCGCTCATGAACAGGAAAGAATTCAAGTATTAGAAAAACATTTTCTTGATTCTAGCCCCTTTGTTGAGAATCTACCACCTGAAGATAAACAAGATCCTTTTGATGGTGGTGTACCCCCATCTGAAGGACCTGATCCATTAGGAATGTCTCCTATTCGTTGACTTTGTAAATCAAATCAATTATAACTAGAGGGTATAACAACCCTCTTTTTTATGTTTAAATATATTCTTGCAGGACTTCTTCTAGGTACTGCTCATGGGATGACTGTCCCTGTAGAAGCAGAACCCACAAAGGGGTACAATACCTATGACGCTATGGGATGTATGTTATTAAAGGAATGTACCGATGGAGTCAAAAAAGTCACCAGCCTTCTGGATCTTTCTAGTGAGTATCCTGATCCTTACAAGTTTACTCCTATTGCTAACGAGTTCAATAGAATGCTCTCCTCTCTCAGTAGGATCGGAGTTGGGGTGTTTCTAGCACCTGGAAAATATTTTCCACCAGGACATCGTGGCGTCTACCATACTGTAGGTAATAATTTCTTTTTGAATAAATTGTATATGCGTCGTCCATATGTTCTTATGAGTGTAATGCGTCATGAAGGGTGGCATGCTGCTCAAGATTGTATGGCGGGTAGCATCAAGAATAAGATGGTTGCTATTATCAAACCTGAAGAAGAGGTCCCTGTGATCTGGCGTACACTAGCAGAGCGTACTTATCCTCCCCATGCAGTTCCTTGGGAAGCAGAAGCAACCTGGGCTGGTAAAACTCAGGGTATGACTGAGAAGGCACTTGCTGCTTGCGCCGATGGTAATATGTGGGAGGTTTATGAACCAACACCATTGACCAGAAAGTATCTTGAAGAATCTGGATACATACGTTAAAATAATCACGATGAGTTGAATCAAAAATGAAAATTTTTCTAGACACTGCAGACACTGAACTGATTTCAAAATATTTTAGTACGGGACTGGTTGATGGAGTTACCACCAACCCAACACTCATCATGAAGAGTGGTCGCAATCCTGAAGATGTTTATCAACAGATCAAGGACATTGGTGTTCCAGACATCAGCATGGAAGTCATGGGATCTGATCTTGAAATGTATGATGAAGGAGTTCGTCTCTACGAAAAGTTTGGTGAGGTTGCTACCATTAAAGTTCCATGCACACGCGAGGGTCTGATCGTCTGTAAGCGTCTCTCTGAACAAGGTATCAAGGTGAACGTCACATTGATCTTCAGCGCCGCTCAGGCAGTCCTTGCAGCGAAGGCTGGTGCAACTTATGTCTCACCCTTTGTAGGACGCCTTGACGACCAATCTGTGGCGGGTCTGGAGGTCGTTCGATCTATCTCTGAACTCTTCCGTATTCATGGGTGCAGGACTCAGGTTCTCTCTGCCTCTATCCGTAATGTTCAACGTGCTGTCCGTTCATGGTATAATGGTGCGGAGATTGCAACGATGCCTCCTAGTGTTCTTGAACAGATGTATGATCACATCCTGACCGACAAAGGCATGGAAATCTTTGAACGTGACGCAGCGAACATCAAAAACTAATATATAAATCAGCGAGGAAAAAACCATGGGCAAATACGATTTTAACATCACCATTCGTACTCCTGATGGAGAAGAAACCACCTTTGAGTGTGCAGACGACAACTACATTCTTGATGCTGCTGAAGAAGCAGGTATTGATCTCCCATATTCCTGCCGTGCAGGTGCTTGTTCATCTTGTGCTGGTAAAATTCTTGAAGGGGAAGTTGATAGCAGTGATCAAACATTTCTTGATGATGAACAACTGGAAGAAGGGTTTGCACTTCTGTGTGTTACCTATCCAGAGTCTGATTGCCTGATTCTTTCTGAGCAAGAGGAGAATTTGTAATGGGAACTTTTATCATTTATTCTCGGGATGGTTGCCCTTACTGCACTAAAGTTGTTCAGTTGATGCAAAGAGCTGAGCAAAAACATGTTGTATATAAACTAGGTCGAGAGTTTCAGCGTGATGATTTTTATGCAGAGTTTGGGAAAGGATCTACTTTCCCTCAAATTATTCTGGATGGAAAGAAACTCGGTGGGTGCATGGAAACTGCACAATATCTAAGGGAGAACAAATTAGTCTAGTGGTAGTACAAATGGATGAAGAGATCTACGACATCGTAGAAAAAGCAGTTGACTATTCTTTTAATCACAAATTTCCTCTTAAAAATTTCTATACTTATTTGAAGCATAGGAAATACAAACGAAAAGAAGTTCAAGAATTTCTCGATAGTTCTACAGTAAAAAATATTGAGGGGACTGTTGGAGAATTAAAAGAGTATATCAAGGGAGGCAATAAAACTATCAGGGAAGCCTATGGTTTCATAGGAAAACCTGAAGCAAGAAAAGTCGTGACCTATCTTCAGAAAATTATTGATGACGCAAGGCAGTACCATTATGATCGAAGACCAGGAAGACGAAAAAAGCAATCTAAATAGTACAGATCTCGGCATCAATCGAGGATTTGAATTGATGTTAAGACAAGATAAAAGGGAGGAAGAACCAGAACCAAAAAAATTCCATTTAATTTTCGGAAAGGTTCTATCTCTCTTTAAACGAGAGATAGGCTTACACATTGAATTCTATTTTGATCATAAGAAGTAAGTATCTCTCGGGGAGTAAAAAAATGTTAGCAGTAACCCTGACCATAGGAACATTGGTCTCAATCATGTTCTTTTTTGTAGGAGGTGTGGTAGGATGGCTCGCAAGAGAAAATCAATTCCATACTCAACCCGTCTATATGCATCCCGAAATGTTTGACGAGAATGGTAATGTATTACCAGATGAAATTTTAGCAGTACGATTTGAAAACGGTTATGACGAGCTCGACGAAGAAGAAGACGAAAGCGAATCTTGATTTGCCTCCAAACCCATTTGTGTTTGAAGTCTTGGACCTTGTAGATAAACAAAGGTCCAAGGCTAAAAAAATTGAGGTGCTTCAGAAATATCAATCCAATCATCTTAAGGCAGTATTCATCTGGAACTTTGATGATAGTGTTATCTCCCTTCTTCCAGAAGGAGAAGTACCTTATGGTAATCTTGTGGAAGATGGTACGTCTAAAGGAACCTTGAGTCAAAAGATTTCAAGTAGAACCAGAAGCGATAACATTGCATATAATGGAGCAGAAGAAGATTTAAGAGCACAAAAGTCTTCTATTGCAAATGAAGCAGATAAGTTTTATAATTTTATTCAGGGAGGTAATTCATCCCTGAATGCTATCAAACGAGAGTTAATGTTTATCAATATTCTTGAGGGTCTTCATCCGCGAGAGGCAGAAATTGTTGTGCTGATCAAAGACAAGAGGCTTGGAGAGCGGTATAAGATTACAAAGGCACTTGTGTCTGATGCGTATTCAGATATCACATGGGGAGGTCGTAGTTGAAAATTAAAATGATCCATCAAGCGTGTGATCCCAGTCTATCTGAGGATCGCACTCTTCCAACTAGTGCATACCTGATCGAGTACCTACAAGATGGAATCACTTGTTATGATATCGTCATGGCTAATAAACAAGCAGACATTTTTGATCACTATTGGGATCATTATCGCCGTGACTTTAAGAACATGACCCAGACTGAGGGTAGAATCAGTCCTAAACTGTGGGGTATCCAAGGGAAAGGAGGTAAAAAGAAATGAGTGGGTTTGGAAAGAAACAAGAAAAGAAATCTAAAACCAAAGTCATCAATGAAGATGAGTATGATAAGTTGATGAAGAAATATAAGCGTATTAAAAGGTTTATGAATTCTCCATTGCATGAAGTGAAGCGTATTGATGGAGAGAAAACGATTGTAGAAGAATTGTTAGATGAATATCATGAAGAACTAGATGATTACTATGAAAAGAATCCCGAACCAGAAGAGGAAGAGTACGATGAACACTATGCTCAAGAGAGTGTAGATTATCAAGCAGGACTCACTGAATTCCTTTCTAAGAGAGGAAACTTTCATGAGCATAAAGATAATGGAAAGTCAGGGGGATTTGAATAACTGTTTCCAAAATCGGGCGGAAAAAATCCCGGCAAATTTTCCACGCGAAAGGTTTTTTACAAATTGTATACTGCGATAC